AGCATCGAAGATGTGGAGTTTGTCACTGACGGTGTGGTTGCAGATCGTCCTGTGGTGGTTCAGGCTCCAGTGGAGACCGACGACGAAGTCATGGATCGTATTGGGCAGAGATTTGAAATCCTGCAAGAAATGACCCGTGCCACCATCGCAGGTGATGTGCGTGCCATGATCGTTGTGGGCCCTCCAGGTGTGGGCAAGAGCTATGGTGTTGAGTATGAGTTGGAGAAGTCGGGCCTGTTTGAACGCATCACTGGTAAAAAGATCAAGTATGAAATCATCAAAGGTGCTATGACTCCGATTGGCCTGTATTGCACACTATATCGACATTCAGACCCTGCCAACGTCCTGGTGTTTGATGACTGTGACTCAGTGTTCCAAGATGACTTGAGCTTGAACATTCTCAAAGCGGCCTTGGATTCGGGCAAGAAACGTAGAATCTACTGGAACAGTGATAGTGCCATGTTGCGTAGAGAAGGTGTACCTGACTCGTTTGACTTCAAAGGTGGCTGTATTTTCATCACCAACCTGAAGTTTGACAACTTGCAAAGCAAGAAGATGAAAGATCACCTGGAGGCCTTACAGAGTCGTTGCCACTTCTTGGATCTTACGCTCAACACCATGCGTGACAAGTTCTTGCGTATCAAACAGATCTTCCGTCAAGGACAACTGTTCAATGACTATGACTTTACACCAGAAAAAGGTGAAGAGATCCTGAACTTCATGGACGAGAACAAAGAACGACTACGTGAAATGAGCTTGCGTATGGCCCTGAAGCTTGCGGACTTGACCAAGGTGTCAGACACCAACTGGAAGGCTCTTGCAGTAAGCACTTGCATGAAAAATAGTTAATCGGATTCAACAACGGTTAAGTACACGGTAGCTCCTGGGTAGACTAAACGCTACCCATTTTACAACAGGCACTTAGGTGCCTGTTTTTTTGACCTTGTGCTGTTAAATATGTTACAATAGCACATGATTCTCACGATCACACTCCAAGATTTAGACTTGCGATTCCGGGTGTTGGACACGCCCTTGGCCGACCTGTGGGTCGCACGCATGAGTCAGCGACAGCAATATGCCTTGGACGACCACAAAAGATTTTATGGGTTCGGCTCACCGGAACAAGAAGAACAACGGGCTTTGGCACAAATAAATGCTTGTATAGATCAGATCCGGAGTCGGTATCCAGATATCAATCGTGGACCGATGGTCACTTGTGCGGATCAAGACAGTTTAAACTATTGGCATCATGTGTTTGAAACACGCCACGGATTCCTGGAACAGGAAGATAGATCCGATCCTGCGACTGCTGTGTTGGCCGATCTCAATGTGGCTGTGCATCGTTGTGAAAGTGTGGCCCGTGGCAATCGTCCCAGATTTGTTTGTACTTGGTATGGCTTGCCCAAGACACAAATGCTCACGCCCGACATCATGGTCAAACATGGCACACTGCATCCGGCATTTGGATCAGTGTGTCTTAACTATTGTGAGATAGGAAAAACATTGGAAGACCTTGCACAAGATCGTGATAACTATATCAGTGATGAAGCTTTCAGACCATTCCAGCACTACAGCGCCGATTTCAATGTGAGGATGCACGAAGAAACCTTGTCTTACATCAGTGACAAGATTGTGCGCATGCGGCACTACTTCCAGCAACATCGCGAGTTCTTTTTTGAACAGGGCTACACTTCTTTTGATGATCCTAGATTGTTGCCTTTGCGTTTTCCAGTGGCAGAGTTGATCTCCTCTGCAGATCCTGCTACACTAGTAGATACCATAGCACAGCAACAACACATAACCAAAGTAGAACTACAATGAGAACAGCCACCATAGTCATACGTGATGAAGTCAATATCAAGATTGAAGGACTAGAACTGGATGCACGTCGTAGCCTGGTCAATGCTTTCAAATATGACGTGCCATACGCTCGTTATTTGCCAGCGGTACGCCTGGGACGTTGGGACGGCAAGGTCAGCTACTTCCAACTGGGCGGCAGCACTTATGTGAACTTGTTACCAGAAATCATACCTATTTTAGAAAAGTTCAACTACGATATTGACCTGGACGACCAAAGAGATTACACAACCACGTTTGAGTTTGCTCAAGTCACCGAAGACAGTTACAAGCACATAGCCTGGCCCAAAGGACATCCGGCTGCAGGCGAACCCATGAAGCTCCGCGATTATCAAGTAGAGATCATCAACAACTTCTTGGCCAATCCACAATGCTTGCAGGAAGTGGCCACAGGCGCAGGTAAGACTGTGATGACAGCGGCACTCAGCGATGCTGTAACACCTTATGGTCGTAGCATAGTGATCGTGCCCAACAAGAGCTTGGTCACACAAACAGAAAAAGACTACATCAACATGGGCCTGGATGTGGGAGTGTATTTTGGCGATCGCAAAGAATGGGGCCGCCAGCATACCATATGCACTTGGCAGAGCTTGAATGTGTTGTTAAAAAATACCAAGAATGGCACCACAGAAGATGACTGCACCATTGGTGAGTTCATCGAGGGCGTGGTATGTGTGATCGTGGACGAAGTACACATGGCCAAGGCCGATGCACTTAAGACCCTGCTCACAGGAGTAATGAGTCGCATACCCATACGCTGGGGACTCACAGGAACCATACCCAAAGAAAAGTTTGAAAGTGTGGCATTACTGGTGAGCCTGGGTCCAGTTATAAGCAAGTTATCAGCTAGTGAACTGCAAAGCCAAGGTGTGCTGGCACAGTGCCATGTCAACATTGTGCAGTTGGAAGATCATGCCGAGTTCACCAACTATCAAAGCGAACTAAAATACCTACTAGAGGAACCCGACAGGTTAAAAACCATTGCTGATCTAGTGCGGCAAGTCAACGCCACAGGCAACACTCTTGTACTAGTGGATCGTATTGCAGCAGGACAAGCTCTGGTAGAACAACTCAAGGATGCAGTATTTGTATCGGGTGCAACCAAAGCAAAGGATAGACAAGATGAATATGATGAAGTGGCTGTGGCAGATGGTAAAATCATCGTGGCTACCTATGGCGTTGCTGCTGTGGGTATCAATATACCTAGGATTTTTAACCTGGTGCTTATTGAACCAGGTAAGTCCTTTGTCCGTGTTATTCAAAGCATAGGACGCGGTATCCGCAAGGCCGAGGACAAGGATCATGTACAGATCTGGGACGTGACATCAACATGTAGATTTGCCAAACGACACTTGACCAAACGTAAAACATTCTACAAAGAAGCCAACTACCCATTCACACAGGAAAAGTTGCAGTGGAAGTAAAGGTTGACATTGGTCAAATCTGTTGTATAATAAAAACACTATGAGAATACTAACACTGGACAACGAACCATTTGAGCTGGATCATCTACCCGAGGAAGTGGATGACATGAGATTTGCTATCTTAGATAACAGCAATCCTCAAGACCCAGATTATCACTACATTCCCCTGATCTTTTTAGAAAGCTTCACGGCACCAGCATTGGTTCTACGCATCGGTGAACACATGATACGCATGCCCATGGATTGGCAACTGCTGATTGGAGAACCGGATCTAGGAGACTTGGAAGTGTTGCCCTTGACTGCTATCAACGATCGCGGATTCAAGGCTTTTCAATTCAATCCACTCAGCAGTTTCCGACCCAGCTTCCTTGATGTAGAGATTATTGATGTGTATCAAGAAGTAAACTGGTACAGCCCCAAACTCAAGAATGGCCAGATGCTGTGTGTGCCCTTGGGCACAGATACCAAACCCGAGTGTGTATACTTTGTCAAAGACATCAGCCGCAACTGCGAGATAGTAGATTATAGAAAGGCCTGGTAGTGGACAAGTTATCGATTGCCAATGAGATGACACAGTTCGATCGTAAAAACAGAAAGTTTTACGCAGAACTCACTGATGAAGAACGCAAGAAGTTTAGTAACTATCTCATGATACGCTGGGGCAGCAGTGTGCAAGGCAGCAAAGAACTGCAAGAGTTCTATGTTATTGCCTGCAACGAACGACTCAACAAGCATTTCTTTGCCATCAATCGTCATCCACAACTGCAATGGCTGTGTGCTACCACAGTGAGTCCCGATCTGGGCACACACAGACATCAATGGATCGCTCCCAAGAAAAAAGAAGGCAACACGTCGGGCACACGCAAACAGTTGGCTGAACTGTTTCCTAGTTTGAAATCCGATGAGCTTGAGTTGTTGGCAACAATCACTACCAAGAAAGAACTAGATGCCTACTTGCGAGAGCTAGGGCAAGAAGTTAAAAAATGACATACGAATGTCGTTACTGTAAGAAAAGTTTCGTCAAAGAAACCAGCTTGGCCGTACACATGTGCGAGCCCAAACGCAGGTATCAAGAACAGGACGAGCGTGGAGTACAACTGGGCTTGCATGCCTATCTCAAGTTCTATGAACTCACACAAGGCAGCGCTCGACTAAAAACCTTTGAAGATTTTGCTGCCAGTCCTTACTACAAAGCGTTTGTAAAGTTTGGTAGATATTGTGTGGCAGTCCGAGTCATTAACCCACCTAGATTTGTAGAGTGGCTGTTAAAGAACAACAAGAAGATCGATCACTGGGCACGTGATACCATGTACACTGAATATCTGACCGACTATCTACGTATTGAGAATGTCAATGATGCCTTGGCTCGTGCCATGGAGTTTGGCATATCATGGTCAGAAGAAACTGGTAATCCAGCCGAAGACTGCCTGCGTTATGGCAACACCAATGCCATGGTCTATGCTGTGACCACAGGTAGAATCAGTCCTTGGATTGTGTACAACTGCGAAAGCGGCCAAAAGTTTTTGAGTGAACTGGACAGTTCGCAGATAGCCATGGTCTGGTCCTATATTGATTCGGAGGTATGGATGAAAAAGTTTTCAGACTATGTGGCCGATCAAGAGTATGTGAAGGAAATGTTGAAGAAAGCAGGTTGGTAATGCAAACTAAAACTTGTGGTATCTGTTTAAACAATTTACCATTGATTATGTTTGGACGTGATGGAGGTGCAAACTATCTTCGTTATGAATGCAAACCATGTGCAAAAAAACAATCTAAGTTAGTGAGAGATCTTAAAAAAAATAATCCGCCGCCACCGGCAGATTATTGTTGTCCTATTTGTCAAAGAAATAAACAAGAAATACAAGGACACAGCATTAAACCAAAAGGTTGGTGCGCCGATCATGACCATGACACTGGAAAGTTTCGAGCCTGGATCTGTCATAAATGTAATCTAGCATTGGGCAATTTTGCCGACAGCCCCGACAGATTATCAAATGCCTTGAAATATTTAAAGGAACATCAATGAGCGCAGATATTGACATAGACTTGGCTGATAGAGATCAGCTGTTGAAACTCATACAGGTTACGCCGGCACGACAGGTCAACAATGATCAGGTGCGAAGGCACAACAGCGGAGTATATCCTACTGGGATTCCTTGGGATCCGGTGAATGCCTGTGCGTCCATAGACTATGAAACCGCCGAACAACTGGGCT